TTCTATGTGTTCTGTGCATCCAGTACCTTCACACCAACATACAACAGCACCACCAGCAGCATCCCAAGATGATGAGTTAAATGTATAACTTATATTAGATGGATAACCAGATGAAGTTGTATTAATAAATGAAGTCTGCCATAGTGTAGCAGATTGTGCTTCAGTTGCCCAGTGTCCTAAATCAGTATCTTCATAACAAACCCAGTTGACATCATTCAACCACCCTCTACCAGCAACATTTTGATCTATCCACCAACCACTTGTACTATTAGTTCCAAAGGTTGTTGTCTCAATAGAATCTAAGTATCCATATTGATTATAACTTGTATATCCATATGAGTTGTGTCTACTTACCAATGCCCAAGCATTAGTAGAACCTATACTACCACCAGCAAACGAGTCAAACTTAACATATACCTGTTGGACTCCAAGTCCACCCGTATTAATATAATATATCCCGTCAGTAGTTATACCAGCATCCCTAATTGCTTTAGGTGATGATGCAGGGTTAGCAGCAGTACCTGGTGGACTAGCAGATCCTGGAGCAGTACTCACCCAATTATTAGCAGTTCCGTCAGCATTTGGTGTATATACATACAAACTACCAGCAGTGTTTGTAGTCTTAACGTAAGCAACATCACCAACTGTTCCTTGAGGTAAGTTGGCAGCAGCATGTAATGGTAAATTTATACCTGTGCTTGCACTTGCTGTTTCTATAGTTAGTTTACCAGATGCCATTTTATACTATCACTCCTATGCTTATATTTATACTCCGAAACGAGTTCTGGTCTTAGTGTAATGATTAAGAACCTGAGAAGCAGACCATGCTTCAGATAGTAACCAAAGTTGAGCAATATCACCTTCATAGTAGATACTATTTCTACCACCATTATTACTTGTTGCTTCAGATCCATCTCCTACGAATCCCCATCGAGTAGATCCGTGACCAAACGAACTACCACTCCAACTATGACTGCCGTCAGCAACACCATCAAGGAAGAATTCAATAGATGAACCTTGTGTACCTACACATGCACCGAAATGCCATTGACCATCATTTGCAGGAGTATTACCTACAATATCATAACAACATGTGATGTTATCTCTACCAGCAAACTGTAGTTTACCATGAGCACCAATGTTCCAACCTATAGCTTCAGATCTATCCCAGTCATACCATGACCAGTTATCAAAGTCATAACTACCACCTGAGTTTGCTGATCCATATGAAGTCCTGAACCAACATCCCATAGTAAAGTTTGGTAATTTACCATCATTATTAGGTCCATGAGATCCACTACCACCATAGTTTAGGTCGTTGATCCAACCATACTGACTACTTCCATTAAAGTTCCAATATCCAATAGAACCATCACCACCACTTACTGTTGCAGTAAAGGTAGGACTGTTGATCATCGTACAATCAGCATTACTTAGATTAGGATGTTGTTCTTTGGATTTCCATGTATTACCAGTAACTTGATCAGAAGCACCATCATAAAATAATTCCATGAATTGTGAATTTGAATATTCAACATCTAAGTATGGTCCTGAAGGTTCTTCACTGCCACCTCCATCTTCAGATGCTGGTGGAGCAACAGGTCCACCCTTCTCTAACCATTCTGTTCCGTTATACCATTCTATCTTTGATGAATCAGTATTGTACCTTATCATACCAGCAGAAGGACTACTTGGTCTTTGTCCTGTATTTCCTGCGGGTAATGCTACTTGTGCTCTACCATCTTCAACTTCAAATGTCCCATTGACATTGATGTAAGCATCACTAGGCATAATGATTCGGAAATCAGTAGTCTCATGCCCTCTTAGTTCATTAACATTTAAAGTGCTCATTATTCTTCCCTAAGATTTTTCCACTCAGTTCCATTATAGAACTCTGCTTCGACAGTGGTTGTATTCCAACGTAAATAACCTGCTTGAGGTGAAGCAGGTCTTTGTCCTGTAGTTCCTGCAGGTAATTGAAATGCACCAGTCCCTACCATATCTATAGTACCTTCAGATGCTACTCGTAACTTATAACCAGGTTCAATAGTAACCTGATTAAGATTCGTTGCTGTTCCCTGTAATCCTCCAAGTTTAATTTGACTCATGTTATACCTACCCTTGATTTAGTTTGATCGAAATGTGCTAATACTTGTGCATCAGTCCACTTAACCGATAATAAGAATTGCTGTGCTATGTCACCTTCATAGTAAACATTATTTCTACTACTGTTCTCACTACCTGCTTCTGAACCATCACCAATGAATCCCCAACGTCTAGTTCTTGCCCCAAAGTATGAGAAACTATGACTGTGTTGTCCGTCTGGTTGTCCATCAACATAAAATCTTATTAGACTATCAGCAGATGATACAGTGCAAGCACCAAAGTGCCATTGACCATCATTACATGATGTATTACCAGTTATATCATAATAACCACCAGCGTTACTATAACCAGAGAACTGTACCTTTCCAGTTGTTCCAATGTTCCATGATATAACTTCTGATCTATCCCAGTCTAACCATGACCAGTTTCCAGAGTCCCAAGTATTACCACCTGGTGAACCATAAGAAGTTCTAAACCAAGTTCCCATAGTAAATTCTGATAACTGACCATTGTTATTAGGTCCATGTTGTCCACCTTGACTATAGTTAAGTTCTCTAATGTAACCATACTGACTACTTCCATTAAAGTTCCAGTATCCCATAGTTCCATCACCACCAGTAATTGATGCGTTCCATGTTGGACTGTTCTGCATTACGCAGTTAGCATTAGATACATTAGGGTGTGCTTGTGATGAGTTCCATGTATTACCAGAAACATTTGCAGGAGCACCATCCCAGAAACATTCTACTCTATTTGCAGGAGCATCAACAGAAACATATGGTCCTGATGATCCACCACCTTCTTCTTCCTCTGCAATATCTGTTACTACTTGCCATCCAGATCTAAGTACATCAGCATTAGATACATAATACTCCATCTTATTAGAATCAGTATTGAATCGTAATGATCCTTCTTGTGCTGCTGGTGGTCTTACTCCAGCACCACCTGATGGTACGGGAAGATACTGTTGATTGAGTAACTTTAACTCAGCACCCATCTCAAGAGTATCCACTACGTCGGTTCTAAAATCAGGAGACAACCCACGAATAGTGTTCACATTTAATTTCATTATACTATACTCCAGCTAGCTCCCGATTCAACCGTGATCGTAAAACCTGTGCTCACAGTAATCGGTCCTGCCGTCATTCCATTTGCAAATTCACTACCGTTATTTGCTGTAGGTCCAATAGTAAGATTCTCTCCAATAGTATTAGGGTTTGTTCTAACGACACTATCAGTTCCTAATGCGGGACCACCACCAGATACAGATGCCCATCCAGCACTTCCAGTGCCGTTATCTGCTTTATAAATTTCTGCAGCGTCTAATGTAGTATTAAATCTCAAAGTTCCTACCGAAACACTGGTTGGTCTTTGAGCAGTAGTTCCTGCTGGTAATCTAAAAACACTGTTAGTGCTTAGAAAACTTAGAGTTGTAATGATTGCTGCTGTTGAAGTGGAGATCTGGTTTCCACTAATCCTTGATATTGCCATAGCGTATGCTTAGATCCTCCCTTATATTTAGATAGGTAATTCGATAATGTGAACCACATCGGATGCCAAAGGTGCATCACCTGATCCAAATGTAACGTTCGTACCACTGCATGAATAGTTATGAGTGGCAGCAGTAACTTGAGCAGTTGTTCCACCAAGTTGTGCAACACCATTCAAGAATACTAATACTGAACTTGCTGTATGTGCTACACCAGTGTATGTAGTAATAGCAAAGTTTAATGTTGTTCCATCACCAACGTATCGTCTAGTGATATACTTGTCAGCAGAAACACCACCTCGACCAGTAACAACTAAGTCACCATCGACTCTTACGTTACCACTAACCCTAACTCGTTCTGTTGATTGTGCTGCTTCACCTAAACCAATATTACCTGTGCCATCTGTAGCAACATTAATATTACCAGTGTCAGTTAAACCAAACTCTTTCCATACTGCACCATAGTATATCCAACCTAGAGATAAACCTGGTTGCCAGTTAATATCATAAACTAAGTCACCATCAGCAGGAGTATCATACCCTGTGATATTAGAGAAGTCAGGTTGACCATTTGCAAGTCTAGGTGCAAGTAATGTCTGCTTGATAACAGTACCATCTTGGTTAAAGTATGAAATCTTCTTAGACTGTAAGTTACTTGTAAAGGTTGTTAGACCTTGGAATGTAACAGGACCAGCAAAGATAGATTCTAACTGGTTAGATGCTCCACCAATAACTGTAAGTTTATCGGTAAGAACAATCTCAGAGAATGTTTCAATAGTAGTGTTCTCTTCACCAACAACATTCAACTGTGCAATATCTTCTGAAGTAACCTGACCTGTAACTGGGTTAATAACCTGGTTACCAATGAATAGGTCACCATTTGAGTTAAGACCAGAGTAGAACGCAACTCCTGCTTCTTCTTTAATAGACTGTGAGAATTTAATCTGATTAGCACTTAAAGTTTCTACCTGTGTCTGAGGGAAAGCAGTTGAGTAGTTACCTGGACCAAAACCAAGGTATTCAAACGTATGGTTACCTGATCTTAGGATAGAGTGTCGTCTAAACTCTACAGCAATTGGATTAACTGTGCCGTCATTGTTCTCTCTTACATTAATCTTCCTTACTTCTTCATCTCCTGCACGTGCAGTAAGTTCTACACTAGACAATCTATTGTTTACAGAGTCATAGTTAGGTGTAGTACCTGGATTTGTCCATCCAGTATCAGTTAGTAAGAACTTGGTTGCTTCCTTAGTAATTGATAACTTAGGATCTAAATTAGGTGTAGGTGATGCACCATCAGTTGCATTAACCAATCCAATAGTTTCATTATCAGCAACAGATATTGCTTCTGTTGGGTCTGCTACTGGATTATCTCTATCAAATGTAGGATATACTTCGTTCACATTCTGTGAGAACTTCCTATCATCAAAGTTAGATGTAGAAGGTGCGATAGATGCACAAAGTAAAGTTAGATAATAGATACCATTCTTAACACCTCTTTCCCATGTTTGATATATTTCTATGTCATAAACATAGAAACACTTACTTAAATTAAATGATGTTGTATCACTATTCAAAGGTTGCATCACATAACCAGAGATAGGATCTCTAGGTAATGGATTAGTCTTATCCTTATCAATTTCTAAACGAACACGATATGTTCTATCTTGTAAATCTCTTGGGTCAGGTATTCTCTTAAGGAATGTAGTAGGTGTAAAGTTAACATTACCATAAGTTGTAGTGTTAGTATCAAGAACGTTATATATTCCGTTGTCAGTTGCACTAACAGATAGATACCAACCACCGACTGTTCCTGCAACACCGTTAATTGTATATGTTGAAGCATCAAATTGTAATGGTGAACCAGCAGTTCCAGCAGCAAGACCAGAAACACTAGGACCATAAGGTGTAATACTTGCAGTCTTAACTATTGCATCAGTTCCTTGAGTTGGAATCAATAGACAGTTAAGTTTATCTGCTACTGCACTTGCACCAGTACCATCTTGTCTAGCACCAACTGTGAAACCCTGAACTCTAGTTGTAGGTGGAGATGCTTCTACAGTATAACCATATAGATACAATCTAGTACCAGGTGTTCCACCAACCTGTCCTAACTGTTGGTTAATTGTTCTAGTTCTTTGTATGTCAATGTTAACCCAGTTAACAGAAGTCTCTTCACCAAAGATAACATTACCATTAACAGTTCCAGTATTAGTAGTAGATAAGGTTACAACTCTTGTGTTTACGTTAATATTTTGAACTACTGTTCCAGCAGCAATGTTTGTGCCTGTAAGAATCATTCCTTCAATCAGACCATTAACACTACCATCATTAGCAAGTGTAATTGAGTTAGCACCACTAGTACCTGTAGCAGTTGTTGAAATAACATTCAATGCTTTAGGTGGTATGATATGAGTTATAGTTCCTGCTTTATCTTTAGAGAATGATTTTGCTTTAAATCCTGCTGCTCTTAATGCAATACTACCAAAGTTACTGTTACTGTTAGTAATTGACATGTCAGCACCTGCCTCGCAAGTGAAATGTCCTTGATATCCAACAGCGAAAACAGAAACTGCCTGTATGAACGCATCATTAGATGCTAATATATGTCTATGTCCCCAACCTTTTCTATACTCAGCGAAACCATCTAAGTGAGCACCATCTCCATCAGTTGCTATATCATAGTTTCCAGTTGATTGATTATATCTTACAAATGCCCTGTCATCTTTCTGTAGTGACAGTCCAGTGAACTGTGCCACAACCATTGATTTGAAACCAGTTGTCTTACTACCATCAGCGTGCATACCATTCATACCCCACACACTTCTTAGTGATAGGTTGAAAGCATAAGGTGATGCAGAGTCAACAGTATCAATCTCAGTCTTAACTGAAATGTTAGTTCCACTAGCAGTACCAGAAGGTTCTGCTGACATTTGATATGTAAATGTGCTGTTAGTTGCAGAGGTTACAGTGAATGAACCATTGTAAAGTCCAGCATCAAGTTCTGACTGTGGTCCTTGAGATCCAGTAACACCAGAAATATTAATGTTAACACCAACAGAGAATCCGTGTGCTCTTGCTCCACCTGCTTCATCTACAGTATATGCTGTAGCAGTTTGTCCGTTTCTAATGATAGTAGAAACTTTATATTCATCAGAGATCGGACCAACGATTCTATTTTCTTCTACCCTTGCCTGAATCTGGTCAGCAGATGGATCACCAGATGTATCAGGAATTGTTGCGAATGCTTTTGATATCTTCTGATAGTATATGTCTAAGTCAGTTCTTGAAAGTATATTAGGAACAGCAGAATAATCTGCGTTAGGAACTGAACCTCTTGAGATTAGAGATGATAATGGATTTAAACCATCAGCAAACTCAAAACATGTAAGTCTATGGTGTGAGAACTTAGGAGCCAGTGTGTCTGTAGAGTCTGGTTTAAAGTATACACCTTCTTCAGCACCATCAAAAAATGAGAACTGCCAGAAATATGTACCACCAGTTACTTTGAATATAGATGTTCTTGAAGGAACTTGTGCTTCATTAAGAATACCACCCTGAGTATAAGTCGTAGGATATGGAACATACTTTGGAATTATTTTAGTTCTTCTAAGGTCTGTACCAACAACAGAACAACCTCTAGGTACAACAACACCACCTTCGACTGAGTTATATTTGTATAGGACATTATTAGCAGACGTTAAATCTAAGTTTGAGTTAGCATCAATAGGTGGAACGTTTGTATATAATACTTCACCAGGTCTATTGTCAATTATATATTCTGCTGGATAAAGCATGATACTGAAAGCATCAAATTCATCGTTTGCTAATCCAACTCTATATGAGAACCTTGCTACCTCTAGGAACGCTCGTTGCAATGTCTTAAACGGACGCAATGCAGAGTTACCTCTATTGTCAATCGCATCAGAAGCATCGAAGTCATCTGGGTTGACATATATGATACGTCCTGTTCTGGACGTAATAATATTCTTGAGTCTAGTTAGTGACATTACCTATTCGCTTTCCTATATGGTTATTTATCTCTGTGCTTTATGATGTAGCACCAAATACTCTAGTTGTAAATGCAGAAGAAGAATCTTCAAATCCAATAAGACTAAAGACGTTATTCTGTGTAGCAGTCTCAACTATGAGATTCTCACCAGGTCCAATGACGATAGATGTTAATTTAGCAACTGCGTTAGCAGCATTAGTTACATCTTTAGCGATGTATTCAGTTCCTGCCAAAGCAGTTAAAGCAGTTGTTACACTACTTACTGTTGCAGTCGTACGAGTTCCTGTATTTAACTTAGGAACATCTCTAAATGTATCTGATCCCGCAAAGGCAGCAGATCCAGTTCCTAAAATTACTTTAAGACTTGTTCCAACATAGCTACGAACGTAACCATAAGGACCAGCAGTCTGAGCAGTAACAGTATAAGTTACTCCACTAAATGTAAATCCATCAGTAGAGTTAACCCATGTTCCATCTTTATCATAGATATACAATTCTGTGTAAGTATATGATGAAGATGTGTTTATCAAACGATTTGCTCCACCGTAACCTGAGTTAGCAGCAGTTCCAGTTGTTCCTTCATAAATGTATAACTGACCTGGTAATGCAGTATCCTGTGTAAAGTCATATTGAACATATGCACCACCAGAACCAGCACTTCCACTAGCAGTTCTACCTGTAGTATATTCAGTTCCATCATCAGAGTTACCAGCAGTCCCATCAGGACCCCACTCTCCATTGACAGTTGAAGACAGACTAAAGTCTAAACCTGACATTGATGCATCAGAGACATCAAACTTATAAGTTCTATCTCCAAATACAGTAATGTCTTGACCACCACTACCTGCTACACCATCATTGATGAACAGATTGTATAGTGTACCATTTGTTGAAAGAACAAATTCATTTCCTGCTGCTCCTACACCACCAGTTGATACAGTTCCAGTAGCACCACCACTTGATGTTACGCTATCACCATCGGCAAATTCAGCTCCAGATCCATTAATAGTAGAAGGTCCAACATAAAGAACTACATTACCCTGTCCAATAAGAACACCGTAAAGTAAAGTTGTTGAAGTATTACCACCAGTTCCTTTTGTAAGTGTTTCACCAACGGCAAAAGTTCCTGTAACAGATTCAACTGTTATCTGACGAATAGCAATAGACTTAACATCAATCTCAGTAGTTGGGGGAACATAAAATGATTCAAAGTTAAAACTCTTTTCACCATCTGTTGATGTAAGTTTTGTTCCTGCAAAGAGGTCAGCAGATAATGGTAATGCTGTGTTTAATGTAACCCTATAATTTGTAATTAGGTCACCTGGATGCAACTTATACGTTGATGCATCGAGTGCTAAATCTTGATCATAATCTTTAAGAGCAACATCATATGCTGCTCCAGTTCCATCATTTGCTATATTTAATACTGCACTTGTAGACGAAGTTATCGGTGCAGAATACAATATCGTATTTGTAGTACCTGCTGGTTTCGCTTGTGCTAAGAGTCCTTGGTCTGCCATTTTAATTTAGAATCCTGCGTAAAAGAATTGTTGTAGTCTAGTCTGCCCTACTAAGTTGTTAGCACCGATACCAGCACCGAAGGTAACATCTTCCAGAGCAACGTTTTGAGTTGATAATAATGTAGCATCTGCATCAGGGAACTTAATGCTCCTGTCAGCAGTTATGTTACTAGTATCTATAGTAACTTTAGATTGCTGTCCACCACCATCAGCAGGTTTCTGGAAACCTGAATTAACTAAAAACTTATTCTCTAAAGTTTGAGTTGCTTTTGCAAGAGTAATAACATTAGTCTCACTAGCAGTAGTATTTAGGTCCCCTGTAGGTGGGAATGATAACTCTCTATTAGTTGTGGTGTTAAGATTATCTAAGTTAAAATTTAATTTTTTAGTTATATCTGTATCATCAGCAAGAATCAAGTTTTTAATTGTTTTGTTCTCTAAAATTTGAGTTGCGTCAGTTCCTACGATAGTAACATTTGTATCAGGAATAGATACATTTCTGTTTGCTGTTAGTGCAGAAGCATCAACAGTTGCTTTAAAAGTAGAATCAGCAGTTGCAGCAAACTTAGGACTAACGAAAGTCTTATTTAAAGTAGTTTGTTCTGCTTTAGTATCAAGTAAAGTAGATACTGTTGCCGTTGGTTCAGCAGTTGTAGTTACTGTACCAGCATCAGGTAAGAAATATGATCTACGTGTTCCCGAAGTAATTGACCAGTTAATCTGAAATATTGCTTCTTCAGTATTATCTGTTATAACAAAATTATCCTCGTCAATGAGGATAGTCTTGTTTGTCAAAGTTTGTGTTGTATCAGAACCAACAACTGTTGTTCCATTACCAGAAGTAATAGGAGGAAATGTGAAAATACGTGTAGCCGTTCCAGTTCCTACATTACTTACTTCAAATCTTGCTTTCGGTCCTTGTGCATCTGTCAAAACAAATGCAGAGTCATCAATTTCAAACTGTCCTGTTACCTTAACAGATCCAGATCCTTTTGGTGAGAATACTATGTCAGCGTTATCCGCTACATCATCAACGGCAGCAATATACAAAGATGTACTCGTTGCACTATTGGTGATTCTAGACATATAGAATCCACCATCACCAAACGCAATACCGAGTTGGTCATATGCTGATTGGTATAATCCACTGTCCCTATCAAGGTCAAAGGAGAGACCAGGAGAAGCTTTGGTTCCCTGAGAAACTCCTTTAAATAATTGATTTACTTTTGCTTTTCTGTTGGGTATCAACGGGTCAGATACAACCACTGGGAGAATTGCTTCTCCCGATAAATTAGCATCTGATATTGTCTCTAACTGAGATATTTTTTTAGTTCCCACGGGAAAATCACACTATTGGCTACTTGTCTATTTATAACGAAATCAGTCTGTCATACCTACTTTTGTATCTCCTCGATTTAAAAGTAAACTATAAAGATCACTTGCCTTCTCTAAACTCTCACTATGGAATTTAATCCACCCCTCAACCTCTGACAATAAATCCTCATATACTTCAGTAGAACTGGCATTAGGATCATTGATGTAGTCTCCAAATATTTCATACAGTCGTTCTCTCCTATCTGTACCTACAGGATCAATAAGATCAGGAACTACTCTTAATCTAGTCATTGGATGCTCCATAAAGTTTGGCGATTAATCGCTTAGTACGTTTTTTGAGTTGACGCAAACGAGCAGACGCTAACTTCGATTTGAAGTTACGTCCTTGCTTTCTAGGAGTTTCATGGCTTTTAAGACGCATTAGTCTGCCCCGCTTACCTTATTATTATAAGGTATTTATGCTGAGGTGTCAACTTTTGCGTCTTCTGGAGTATTTTCCATAAACCCTTTCCTGAAATCCTCTACTTGGTCTAAAATCTCCTTGTCTACAGGAGGACCAGATTGTAATACTGGTGATAATAAAGTAACCGCACCATTTGGACTTTTAATTCTCCAAACAGTACGATTCCTTTGTGTCATTGTCAAAAGAAAAGGCAGGTTTGAAACTGCCTCCTCCTCTGTTATGTCTTGAATATCAGTCATAAATTGTAAGTGTGTCTTCGTCTAGGTTTTCATTGAGAGTAGAGACTACCTCTGAAAATCCTTCAGTTCCCTCTGAATCAAATTTGAAGTTTACATCTTGACTGTAACCTTCTTCATCCAGCAAGGTAACCTGCCTTTTTGATAGGTTTACGAATACATGCTCAAGAACTTCAGAAGGTGCTCCTAGAAGTGTGTTCTCTTTTGAGTTAGACATGTTGCCTTTGCTTGTTTACTCTCATATTATAGCAGGGTGCTATGCGGTTGTCAACCTAACAGCGTCTGCCACTGTGACACTAAAAAGATTGTCTGTCACTGGTAAGTTGTAGGATGATCGGGTGGAAGTCAAAGATATTCTATATCCTTTAACATCAGATGGATTAATTACTGTATCCACTCCACCAGAAACAACAGTACGGATACCAGTCAGTTTCTTCGGTGTCGCATTTTCTTCAATATTAATTAGCTGTAATAGGTGTGGTGTTACCATTTCTATGGCATTATCAGCAGTAAATGATAACTCTACCCCACTCATTGTCTGTTGATAGGAAGAGTTTTCAAATAAATGCCCTGTTATCTTAGTAGAAAGGGATGCCACATTGCACTCTGCACCTTGTAATTCAAACTTAGAACCTACTACACTCATGTCAGTATCAGATCCAAATCTAAGAGTATGCTTCTGAGGTGTAGTAGCACCAGCACCCTCAGCACTGAGGAAGAACCCTCCACCAACTTCTATATGACAGTTACCAGTCACCTTCAAATGGTAGTCACCATCAATAGTCCTGACATAAGAACCATTAACCAATTTACAATCATCACCATGAACTTCTTGAGTTAGAGCACCAGCATATGATATATGATCTGCTATCAGTCCACCAATATCACCCTTGTTACCTGTCTTATCATTAATATATTCTGATACAGTTGCATTAATCTCATCTTCAGTAAGACTATTGTACCTATCTTCTGGTAAATCTTTCCTTAACTGATCCCTTATTTGCTTCTCATACAAGTGAGCATCATTAAACGAAACTGACGTATGAGTTGTTCCATTGGATTTTTTAACAATATCACCCTGACGACCAGGAGTTCCAAGGTATAGTTCATATGAACCGTTTATATTATTCTTGGATGATGTGAGGTATGGATCTGCTTCATCAAACATAGTACCATAAACATCCTTTACAGTAGAACAAATACCATATAAAGGATACCAACCAACAGATGAAGAAACGCCCGCAGTTCTATTACAGTTACTACTTGTAAATTTGGTCAGTAGTTTCATCAGTCCAGTCAAATTGGCATTAGCACTCTTAAACAGGTCTGTATTTAATTCGTATATACCACTTCCCTTCTCCCACTCATCAATAATTTTAGTTGCTTCACCAACTCCACTAACAGTTGTCTTAACACTCTTAGTAATATCACCAACTCCAGTTATAATTTTTGCTGCATCTAAAACAATATCAGCAACAACAGTATCAACAGTCTTCTTAACTAAGGCAGGTTTATCTTCTACACCTGCTAAGAACGTATCAAGATAGGTATTGATAGTTGCAAGTGGTGTTGCCTTATAAGTGGCAATGTTAGAATCTAACACACATAATGATGTTAATATTTTAGTAACTTCTGCTTGAATAAGATTATAAGCAGCAAAAGGTAACCCAGTAGAACTTTGAAGAATGTTCTCTACACTGAGATTAGTTGCTAAATTTGCAACTGATTGACGCATTGCAGATATTACTTGAGTAAAGATAACATTTAGATAATCATCTATCTTCTTTGTTAAATCTGCTTTCTTAATATATGAACCAACAACAATATCTAAGTAAGTATCTGTGTCTATCTTAACAAGATTTGCTGAAGTGTTAGCAAGATCCTCTATTAGATAAGACATCTTAAATTCTAAGGTCTTCCAAGGACCACCCACACCATGAGCAGCAGGGATAAGTTTACTTGGAGTGGAAGGTTTAATAGGATTGGTTGTTGAACCTAGTACACCTTTAGATGAACCAATATTTTTAGGTGATCCACTACCACCAACATCACTAAGTTTATTACCTGGTATTGCAACAGCATTATTCAATGACTGTCTTAAAGGTGCAGTTGGATTAACTGTGTTTCTTTCTGCAGGATGAACAGCAGAGGAATTAACAGAAGTTCCACTAACTAAATCTTGATCAGTAAAGGAAAGTGAAGATTGATTCTTAGTAATATCACTTTTCTTTACCCTCATGACACCTAATACCATAGGCATTTGTGCCATCTCTCCATCCATGAAGAATCCTAAAACTATAGCACCTGGTTGTAATTGACCAGAACTTTCCCCCTGTCCATTGTTACCTGCTTGAGAAGTATGTTGTAATACTGTTGCCCAAGGTAACCCAGACGTAGGTAAGTCTGCTATGGTTCCACCGTCAAAGCTCGTGTAGTATCCAAGAACACGAACTTTAACACGACCCAATTCCATAGGGTCTTCATTGTCTTCGACTTCACCAACCCACCAGAAAAACCCATCCTTACCAACGAAGGATGTTCCGTTCTCATTAATAATTCCGTCAACGAGTTGCATTTACACTAGGTTTTTTTATTATTTATTCCCGTAGTGGACTGCCCGTTCTCCATTGTACTGACTTTTTATAAGAAGTTTTTTTCGATAGTCCATATGGGGTAGTATCAGAACGAACCCATAATTCTGTGAACTTCTCCATCTTGTCTGGATGTACTGCTGCAGGATTTTCTGAAACTGCTGCTTTCAATGCCATAAGCTCGATCCATTCTTCATCTGTTAACTCTGAAGTTTCTACTGTTTGGTTCGAGTAGGTCATAGATTCTGAGTATTTAAAGGATGGTTGTCGATCATTATGGGTGTGCCAATCGCCACTCATTTTGCTCGATTTGTAAGTTACATACTATTTTATACTGAAACGCACACAAATGCAAGCAATCTAAAGATTCTCCTTAGATTCCGTTAACAAAGGATCAGTGACTGGTGCAGTGCAGTTATTAATTGATGCGAGTAAAACGATACAAATAAGGAGAACCCCATACGAGGTCATTCCTTTCATTGAACCCTTGATCTTTGCAATGAAGTTTTGTTCCATATAAATGAATTTCTGATTTGATGCGATTGCCTCTTTCTCCTCGGCACTTATCGCTATCTAATGTACCATGCCAGCAATTATTGCTAAACACAAACATCATATCGCACTCTTCATGTCTTGTCAAGTCTAATCGATAATTTTCCATAACAACTGTATCTTCAGAAACAATGCGTATCTTATGTTTCTTTTGACGATAAGGACTTCCAGGACCGTCTACCCTATAAAAATTCTTACTAAAATACCAATCCTCCTCTTTTGTCCAGATTATTTCACTAGATGCAAAAGAGTGGGGATTGGATTGGGCTTGTTGTTTGTTTGACCAATGACCTAACAGGTAGTCATCAATCGTCATATACTAAGCACTCTGGCTCATCTGGATGCATATCACAGAATAGTTCTAATGCATTAGGATCGTGATGATCACCTGCTTCGATCTCTGCTTTATGATGCTCTACATACTCTTCCAGTTCATGCAGTTCTACTTTAGCATGTCTGCGTGCAGCAGCAGATTTTGTTGGATCTTCTACTACCTCTTTATCGTGCTGTATGTGTTGTTCTATTGTTGTCATAATTTAAGACTCTCCTTACGGTACGTCAATACTATTTATCTCTAAGAATCGAATCCTTCAGTAATGTCAGGGTAGTACTAAACGTCGTTGCTTCCGAATTAGTGCTGTGTGTTACCTTTTGGATAAGGTATCTACCACTGTATTTTTTATCGAGTTGGACTTTTCCACCTGTCCTGAATGTTGCTGGTATAGAGATATCTACTCCATGACCAGCATATAGATCTAGATTTCCTGGTACATTCACTCTAAGTTGAATATTACCAAGAGTTTCTATTCTCATATACTGATATGCCTCTAGGTCAGCTAACTGCTGATAGTTTGGTTGGGCATTGTCAACGAACTTAGGATCAAATACTTGATTTGGTAACATTGTATAACGAACTCGCCTCGGTTTCAACACTTGTTTCTGTACCGACACATCCATCTGAGTGATTGGGTCTACAGTCATCTTACCATTAAGGTGTGACATCTTTTGCCAGAGTTCTTCCACATTATACTTAGCACTGTCAGTTGTAGTATCTTTACTCAATCCCATCTTAGATGATGTGATGTTAACTGGATCAAATCCAACAGTATATCCAGACCACGTTCCATTCCTCAAACTTCTTAGAATGTTCTTTTCTTCTGGGAAAGCAAGTCCAGTCATACTAAAGGCATCTAATCCCTCATCAGTCATTGATTTTGGAGTCAATGAGTATGTGTGTAACTTAGGTACTCCAGTTACAAAATTAGTTTTTTCACTACGAGGTTGACTGTTAATATCATCTATTAATTGGTCAATAGATTTAAAATGATAACCCAATGCATTTTCAAAGAATGTAAATCCATTTTGTAACCCACCACCAATTTTAGACTTTCTTATACTACGTTTAGCAATCCAATACAATGTATCTAATGGTCTCCAATTGACTGCTACGAATGAATGCTTGTTAACAGTATCTTCAATATAAAGATTTTTATTTGAGTTAAGATACTTATCTCCTTTAACTAGAGTCTCTACCATATCTCCTGCTGTTCTCTTATTTTTAAATAAGACATCAGAATTACCAAAGACAGATTCAGATTCATTCTTCATGAACTCATCACTTACACAATCAACCATAAAGACATCAGTTGTCTGCCCTGATCTATTACGAGAATGAACTCTGTAGATTCTAAATTTAAACGTTCTGTCAATTATAGATGTACCCACCTTTAGTCTAAGTTCCTCTGCACCACTTAGTATAGAAATTATACCAGCAGCATCCTCAAATATAAACGATGCCTCTACTGTTGCTAACCCAAAATCTTCTCTTATCTCAAATCCTTTACAGAATGCTTTAAAGTTAAAGTTTCCCTCGTTTTCAATTCTTTGTCCATTTCGGTGAATAGTCAATTGATATTCTAATTCACCTACGTCCCTTCTAAACTTTGGCATTTAACCGAATCCTCTCAGTATATTTAATGCAGAGAAATTACTATTCTGTATCTGTGCTTGTGAGTTTCTAACTGCTCCCGCAAGTTTACCTCCTCCCATACCTCCACCAGATTTAGCAAGTAAGTTAGCAATAGCAGACTGTGCTGCAGCAACCGAAGAACGAACTGCTTGATTGTTTGCTTGAACTGCCTCTATGGTTGTTTGTACCATTTGAGACTGTCCTTCTCTCATCTGCTGCTGAGCTCTCCTTCTTTGCTCAGTAATCTTCTTCATCATATCTTGGTTTCTTTGATCCTTAACACCGTCACCATCTTGACCTGTTCTATTACTTGAGTCTCCTGCTCGTGGAGCTCCACCTAGAATACTACCAGATCCACCACCAGATCCACCTTTTCCTGCTACACTACCTCCACCATAGTTAGTATTAGTCTGTCCACCTTTTGCTTTACTATTAACACCACTGCCATGTCTGTGTTGTTGTCTCTTACTCTTTTTCCTCTTACCTGACATATCACCACCAACAAACTCTCCATCACCAAAGTCTTTATTATCAAGGAGACCGTAGTTTATATTACCAAAACTCAATAGACTATCTCCCTCATCCATACCTTTAGGTCGAGTGAATGAGAAGGTAGATGCGTTCATCAATGCATCCTTATATGGTCCTTCAACACCTTTAGAACCTAGCATTTTATATAAACCAGGCGTGTCAAAGGACAACCCAATCATATCAGATGCTTTTTTATCTTGTGAACTAGTTAAAGTTTTATTAGAGAATATATTTTTTCCACCAAATAGATTTTCTATGATCTGAGTCGGTGTCTTTGCTCCACCAAAGGCAGGAGAACTAGCACCACTATCAATCAAACTTGCTTGGTTCCAAATAGTACGTGCTGTTAAAGCTCCTCCTAATGCATCTCCCTCTCCATGTTGAGCAATAATTGCTTTTTTCATCATACCCAAATCAGTTTCACCAAGAGCAGCACCACCGCTACCTGCAACCTGTCTATCAGCAAAACCTATCGTAGTAGTATTAGGTTTAGTATGAGAACCTGGTCCTTTCTTAGTACCACCAGATGACCATGTTCCCCAACTATTATTTGCTATTTCAGCAATACCTAAACCCTTTCTTTGTCCAAACATCTCATCAGCATATGCTCTAAGATTTGCTGGACCATTCTGTTTCTTTCTATGATCTGTAATATCAATAGCAAGTCCTCTCTTATGGAGTTTTCCTCCTTTTACTGGTTGACGACCAGATGTATCTTCACCTCTTCTGTTAGCACCATCTTTCTGCCACTTATTATTTCTAAAATTAGGATGATTATGTACAGTAAATCCTCTATTCAATGCAGTTCTTCCTGCTCTAATTACTGCTCCTATACCACCGTTAGCAGATCTTACAATTCCATCAGGACCTCTCTTCGGACCACCACCTCCAGCACGACCACCTTCACCGACACGCATAGATCCTTGATCTGCCCATCCAGTAGGAGCACCAGTAAGAGCACCACCGATCTGTCCACCGAGACCGCTACCACCAGTGATAGAAGTAAGAGCACCACCAAGTTTCTGTCCGAATGACATTCCTTCAGAACCAGGTCCGAAGAATGAATTACCAATACCCTGTATCTTACCTAACCAACCAGCAGCTTTACTACCTGGATCTAGGAATGAACTTGCAACACCACCAATACTCTTAAATATATCCCATCCTGTAGCCTTACCATCCTTACCACTACCTCCTCCACCAAAGATAGTTTGAATAGCACCACCAATAGCACCACCCTTATTACCAAATAAACCACCAATAGAACCAGCATTCTTAAGAAGTGAGTCCATAGTGACTCTACCATTCTTATAGTTGAATCCCATTTGTGATCCTTGAAGCATTGCTCCATAAGAATCAGCATTAGCAACTGGTCCTATACCACTAGTACCACCGCCACCTCTATTCCAAATATTACTAAACCAATTACCACTTTTCTGTTTTGGAGGAACTATTGGTTTTGAGTAACTACTATTATCTTGTCCAAATCGAGATCTACTCCCTGTCATTGGACCTTTATTACTGAAAGCGTTCTTTATACTTCCCCAGAAGAAATTCTCTTTACCTCTTGGTAATGAACCAGGAATCTCAAATCCCTGAGCATGTGCTTCCCTCATATTAGCAGATACCAATCCAGGTACTGCTCTAGTTGCAAAGTTATTGATAGGAATAACAAAGTCTTCACCTTTATTATTCTTTGATACGTACTCTAAACCATGACCAATAAAGTCTGCTTGTCCACCTTTACGACCTAATGATACAGGATAACCAGAGTCAGGACCATTAATCCATCCACCTGTTGCATATCCTGGTAATTCAGTCTTAGGAACTAACCCACCATATGCTCTCTCAAGATTACCAATCCGATCAACCATCTCACCGATGACAGTTTGACCACCACCTTTAATATCATCCATACTAAAGGATCCTTCAAACTCCATAAGAGTTCTATCACCACCACCAGTAAACTTAGATGGTTCCATTCGGTCAGCAATATCCTGACCATAATCATACATCTTCTTACCAACGTAAGCAGTTCCACCAACAGCAGTTGCAACAGTTGCTATCTTACCAAGACGACCCAGCTTACGCATCTTAAGTCCCTTATGGAACTTAGTCAGTCCTGTATGGAATCCTCTGAGTGCTTTACCCATTAGGGCTAAAGTTGCTCTTGGATGTCTAAGGAATATTAATGGTGCTAATATGGCTCCGAGAGACACCATGGCTTTCATAAAACCACCTAGTCTCTCAAAGAGAGTAGCATCATCCCGCAACATGTCGTACAGACCGTCTAGAATTCGTGTTATATTTGTCCCAAGGAAAGCTTTCAGGAACCTGAATACCCTATCAAGAGTTTTTAGAGTATTCTCTATCTTCTCCCGATTCTCCTTCTTCGACATCCATTCTAAAATAGGTCTGATAATAAGGAACTTAAGAAGTCCTGAGAACATGTTAAGTAATGCTTCCCAGAACTTAGGAGCACCTCTACCAACAAAATCATTAACAAATCCAGAGAACGTATTCTTTTCTACTTTAGTATACTGTGGTTTAAATCCTTTTAATAGTTTCTTTCTTGAATCTTCTAAATTAGCGAGTTGTATATTTCTAAGATCATTTGCAATAACTGCAATACTGTTGACTACTCCACCTAAATTATTAACTGCCTGAATACTTTGACCCATAAGCTTTGACATACCAGGATCAGATGCACTAGCCGCTGCAGCAGCAGGTGACACCATCTTATACATGTTGATTTTTCTAGATTTAGGAAAAGTCGCTGGCATTTACTCTACCCTTGCCTCGGAACTGGTACTGGTATAGGATTATTTATCGGCACAGGCTTAGGTATCTCAATTAACTTCTCAATTAGCATTGGAACAGGGACAAATTCTAGTGCCGTTTGCATAGCATACTCCTGTGACAATTGTTTAGTGCTACCTCCACCTTTAGAAGTACTAAACATACTACTACTTCTATCAAATACACCTAAGACTCTAGGGTCAATACCTAATTCTGGTGCAAGTTCTCGGAGACCTCCTATAAAGTCACCACCAGCAACCATTCCTGAAATTGCTTTGAACATTCCACCCATACCATTTTGACTGGCTAGGTTTTGCATAATGCCCATTACACCAAAAGGACCATCTCCAAAACTTTCCATACCAAATAATTGAGACATTCCTGGTATGTTAGCCATGCCTGGTATTAACCCTGCTGCAACAGTTCCTAACGTTTGTCCTAGTCCACTTGATAAGAAATTACCAAACTTAGTTCCTGATAGTTTCCCACCAAGGAAATTCATACCAGCACCTAAAGCACCTTGCACTCCTCCTTCAAGGAATCCCATTCCAATCTTACCGACTGGACTACTCATAAATTTACCAATGGCAGATCCTGCACCAAATGTACCTGGGAAGAATCCACCTAATGCACCCATAGCAGGTGCAATAGCACCCATAATATTACCTTGTGCCAAGGACATTGCTGCTTGACCAGCATATATGAACGGTGCTGCGGCTGGGAAGACTATTGGTGCAATTTGCATTATAGTTCCCAAAATTGGGCTTGAAGCTATACTACTTACTACATTAGATACACCTTTAACTACACCACTAACTACTTTACTAATACCTTTAAAGATCTTACCAAAGAAATATTGCTTATTGGTAAGTCTAGGTGGTATCCTTCCCATGACCTTACCACCATCCATTTTACCCCAACTAAATGGATTCCACCAACTACTACCCTTCTTCTCAGTTTTGGGTTGATCTTTTGAAGAACCAGTAGTATGCCTACCAATATTTGTATCAACAGCAGATCCTGGACTAGATTCTATAGTTTCTTTAGATCCTGATCCAAATGATCCTGCAGGGACTGATGACTCTTTATTAGGGAATAGATCAAGGAAATCCCACCATTGATTATTAGATTTCTTCTCTGGTTGTGGAGTGATCGATGGTTGCTCATTTATTAAATTTGAAGCATTGATCCTATTCTTGGCAGCACTTCTGCCCATCTGTCTCTTATTAGGATCAGATTCGTACGTAGTTTCAACCTTTTCAATCTCTCCAGTTTCATTATCTTTCCAACCAACAATTCTTCCACGTTTATTAGTGATTGGTGTTTTATTTTGTTGTTTTGCTCTTTCTCTTGCATCAACACCAGAAGTAGATTCACTTACATCTTTTTCTGGAGCACCTGGATCTCCAGCACCCTTCTCTACTTTTCCTTTAGGTATAGCACTATCACCAAAGAAAGAAGATGCTACTAACTTGGCTTTGTCCCACGCATTAAGTGGGTTAATTAACCATAAAGGATTAGGGATCTCCATTCCTGGTAGACCCTTAAGCATGTGTTTACCTATCCAGTCTCGTTTAGGAAGCCATTTTGGAAGTTCTGGAATCTGCCATTTAGGTAATCCTTCATATAATCTACTAAATCCTTTCTTAACCCAGTTAATCAGATTACCTATCTGATTAAATACACCTTTAATATCTTGTTTTAATCTGTCACCAACTGCTCTGATTCCACCTGTTCCATCTCCTTTGAACATAGTGTACATCAAGTCACCGACATACTCACCAACGAGCATACCAACTAGACTACCTACTCCTGGTATAGGAATAAGAGTTCCTAATGCACCACCAATAGCAGCACCACCACCTTTCCATAGTGCCTGATCTAATGGTTCTCCCATCATTAATGAGAATAGAGTAGTTAAAGCAGCACCAAAGAACGGTATTCTTCCAAATACATTCTTAAATACACTCTTAACACCCTTAGTAGCACTAGGTCCTAGGAATTTTAGGGTTGTGCGGTTCATCACCTTCCCTAATCCAGGTTTAGCACCAGGTTTTATTATTTTTCCTTTAGGAGCACCACTTGGTGATAATCCACTTGTAGGTTTAGGTGGTTTAAATGCTTGGGGATTCTTACGTGCAGCTCTTGTTACTCTCTTAAGTGCTTCACTTTCCGACATACCCATACGTCGGTACTGGTCGAATAATCTAGTTCCGTTCTTACCAAACCTTTGATTGACAGTTTTACTACCTTTAGTCCACCTTGGAGTTTTACCTGGTCTTGAGTTTCTACCTTGATTCGGTCCTTTACCCTTGGTTCTATCTGGTTTATCCCTATACCAATCCCATCCTAATAAGCTTAGAATAGCATCCATCATACCAAATGGATTTAATAGTAACGCCATTCCTCCCAGCCCTACTATTAATTCTCCCAGCCCTTTTAATCTTTCTCCTAACGTATTACCACTTCCAAACAAAGCAGTAAACCCATCCATTATATTACCAATTCTTCCACCAACAAAATTAGCAATCTTTGTAAAGACTACATGCAGTTTATGTAAAAATAATTCTAACTTCGGTTGGTTATCTGGATCTGCTAACCATTGCAAACCCTCGTACATTGCTAATTTGGTTCCCCATTCAGCCATCCATCCGAAGATGCTCCTAAACATACCAAAGATGGGATTCAATATCTTATCTAAGAACTGTTCACCAAAACCCTTTTTCGTCTTTTTCTTAATTTTTGGTTTTGTGTTTATCCCTTTTCCCATTAGAGCGTTTCTACGCTCCATCTCATCTTCAGCTCTCTGATCCCTGTCTCTCTTATCTCTTCTTCTTTGTGCTTTCTCTGTTAATCTTTCTACTCTAGCCTTTGCTTTCGCAATCCCGCCCATGTCTCCAACAACACTTGCGATGCCATTGACAGTACTGCCCAAACGATTAAGTGCTAAAATTCCACTCCTACCAGCGTTGTGAGACATTTTGTCTGCACCTGCACCACCAGGATTAATAAATTTATAGAAAGATATTTTAGCCACTTTGTGCGTTCTGCTCCTTCATTCTACGTTCTTCCTCTTTGAGAAACTCAGTTAATAAGGTCACATAGATTTCCTTTTCCCAAGGCATCAAATTATCAATATGATCAATTTGCCATTTATGATGATGCATCAAGGCAAAATTAGTATCATAATAATTCTTCAGGTTGGTATGAAGTAGGGCTATCCGAAAAAAGCCGCTAATCCTTCAAGCGTTACGTCACTTTCGACCTTAGTATTAGGATTTAAAACCTTAACTACATGCTGAAGTTTTGGCATTGATTCAAAGAAATTTTGAATTTGTTTGAACTGATCCGAAGTCATCGTGTCTAAGAAATCCTTCATCTCCTGCGTTGGTATGTCTGCTGCTTCATAAACTTGCTCTGGATCAGTTATAGCACTGATACAACTAGCTGCCATATCAAATACTTGATCGACACCAGGTTCTTCTCCAGCAAAGTTCATCTTAACAAAGGTTTCCAAAGTAGGATATTTCATTGTTAGAACAACTTCATCACTCAGTTTAAGTTCGTGCTTATGTCCTTTGGTTTTCTTGATTTTAATATCATTCAAAGGAATTTTTACTTGAACTTCAGTTTCTTCATCATCAGGACATAACACTGTTACATCTACAGATTCACCAACAGATTTTGTTCTAATCTGAAGGAATACATACTCTATATCAAATGTTGCGAGATTCTCGACATCTGTTATATCGGTACATGCTCCAATAATGTCTTTAATAGCAGAAACCATGCTATTTTGATCACCAGTCTCAGTAGCAATTAGAAGAATTTTTTCTTCTTTTACTAAAAATGGTCTAAAATTCACCGTTCTGCCATCAGAAGGCAGTTTCATTTTAAATTTCGGTGTGTTTAATGTAGGTAATACCATATTAAATTCAATTCAGTAATAGTATTTATCGGACTAACCGTAAGAGATATATGAGTTATTAGGATCTAATAAGTTCAAAGTTGCTCTCCTATCGGGACTAGATGGAACTAAATCTCCAATATTTCCATCTTGTATATCTAGTACATCTCTACCATAAAATCTATATCTAGAATAATAGAATCCGACTGTTATGGTCATGACCCTTGATTCCATGTTATTCAACTGTACAGATCCAATATTATATGGAAAAACTTCTCGCAATTCCCAACATGCTGTTACACGATTCTTTCTATAGTTATCTGGAGTTACAGTAGAATTATTATCTTGCTGTCTAAGAGAACCGTAACTGTTTAAGGCATGAACGGAGTTTCCACCGCCTCTTTCCCATTTTAAAATTCTTACAGTAGGTGAAACAATATCATCATAGTAATCTACATACTGATCTGCATCATTTCTCATAAATGCTATCCATCTCTCAAATAACATCCTTGTATATTGAGATTGTGGCATTTTAAAAGTCATATTAATCTGACTAAATGCAGTTCCAGTTGGATACTTATAAGATGCACCTTGAGTAACGATCTGTCCTGTAGATACTTGTTTACTTGGTAGATTTACCGTATCGCAGTAATAATCTAATAATAAACCAGTATCTCTCGCAGTGTTTTCAAATCCCCAGTTAGGAAGACCACTTAATCTAGGAGGAGTTGCAAAGTGTACGGAGTATAGGTTTGTATATGAGGGAGCATTATCTTGCTTTCTAAAAAATGAACTAAACTCTTGTAATGACGAATTTC